CAGACCGGCTGCGGAATAGTATCACTTCTTACTCACTCCCCTTCGGGGAGTGGGTTTCATGTAACACATTTAGCAATGGATTAAGTTTACCTAACCACTTAATTCCCCTCCCACCTGCGAAGTGTGTTACATGAAACCTGATTGAGTGTCACTCAGTCGGGAGTGTACAACAGATTTATGCGACTACATGGAGCAGCACAGATAAGGTGTAGCTCGCATACTGCGGTGCAATTCCGTGGGTACACTATACCTCACTTAGTGAGGGTGTAGTATATTTTTAGGAGGTCTAGCTTATGGCAGACACAGCAGTAGATTTGAGCTTCTTAGACGAAGTATCTGAGAACGGTTTTGAGAACATGGGAGCAGGTGAAATCTCCACTCCTCTCTTGTTGATTGCACAGCCACTTTCAAAAGTCGTCACAGACGACAAAGCGAAAGCAGGTCATTTCTACAATTCTATCACAGGTGAAGATTATGGCGATGAGGTTCGGCTTATCGTTTGTCACTTCGACAAGATGTGGTATGAATGGCTCCCAGAGCAAGGTGGATTGGCAGGACGCTACCCAGTTGGAAGTGTTGCAGTCAACGGTGACAAGTGGAGCGGCATGACAAATGCAGAGACGGGTAACAAGATTGAAGAGAAGTATGTTTACCTCGTTTATTTGCCAGACCATCCGGAAGCAGGACTCATGGTATTTGCTTCAACAGGCGGTAACATGAAATATTTGAAGGGCTGGAACACTCAGATGAAGTATTTGAGAACTCCAGGCGGTCGTCAGGCACCGATATTTGCGGCTATTTGGACTTTGAAGATTGGCAAAGACAAGAACAAAGCGGGTCAGCCATTCTATTCATGCAACGAAGCAGGTAAGAGCAACATCAAATTCAATGGCTGGGTTCAGAAAGAAACCTATGACCAGGTAATTTTGCCAGCACGAGCTGTTGCAAGCAATGCAATCGCGATTGCAGACATGAGGTCAGATGAGGATAAAGCAGTAGATGAAACTCCTGCTGAATCCTCAGACTTCTAAGTTTTAATATATCCCATTACAGGACATCTTCATCCTGTAATGGGATATAAATATCTTGCTGATATGAAGAGTAGTGTGGGAGTAATAATGTTTTCGCAAAGCGAAGTATTGGATTTTCAATCCCTTTTTCAAGGTGCTAAAGAGTTTTATGGGATTACTTATGTAGGAGAATATAATCCCGAGAAGGATAAGACAGAAAGCACCAGTCAGACAGTACATGAACCTGTCAGTCCAAGTTTAATTCAGAAGCATTTGAATGGCGAAGTAAGCATAGGTATCAGCCCTTTGAAAGGTGATGATACAGTTAGCTTCGGAGCCATTGATATTGATGATTATGAAGGCAACATATTAAATGTAGTAGAAGCCATCTACTACTATTCATTACCTATATGTCCTTGCTATTCCAAATCAAAGCATTTACATTGCTATTTCTTCTTTGAGGTTGGTACACCTGCCCAAGAGGCTATAGATATTATGCGCTGGTATGCCGCAGCATTTGGGTGTCGCAAGAAGGTAGAAATATTTCCTAAGCAGAACAGGCGTTCGTCATCAAATAAAGCATATTCATGGATAAATTTACCCTATTTTAATACCAATTCAGATACTGAACACCGAAAGATGTTGAATGAGAAGAATGAATGTGTTGATTTGGATTCCTTTTTACAGCGCGCTAAATCATCACGATTTAGCATACAACAACATAAAGAGATTATAGAATCTCTGGCTTTCCACGATGCTCCACCCTGTATCTTAACAGGTGTTATGCTGGGAGATATTGGTAAAGGTGGTAGAAACAATTTCCTCTTTAGTACCGCAGTATTCCTTAGATTGAAGGATGAGAATTGTGACCTGGAGTATGAGCTATCTAGAATCAATGAGCGCTTACATGACCCTTTGCCCGACCAAGAATTAAAGCAAACAGTTTTAAGCAGTATGCAAAAAGAAACTTATTTCTATCTGTGTGCGAATATGGATAGATGCGACAAAGCTGCCTGTATGAAGCTGGAGTATGGAGTTGGTAGCAAGCAAAGCAGTGGATTGAGTTATGGTCAGTTGACGCAATTCCGAACAGACCCTCCAAGCTACGAATGGATTGTAAATGGTCAGAAGATGAAGTTCAGCAGCGAGCAAGAGCTCATGGGTCAGGAGAAGTTCAGACAGCTCTGCATGAGAGAATTGCATATAGTTCCAAGAAGATTAGATGATAGTAAGTGGTCAAGGATATTAACTAAAGCATCCGAAAATGTTATCGTTGTAGTTCCTCAAGAGGAGAGAGGCGATTTCAGTATTGGTTCTATATTCACTGAGAATGTAATATCATTCTTTAACGATAAGCGCAAAGCAAGTAATTTTAGTCAAGTAAGCTTGGGGAGGATTTTTGAAGACAATGGTTATTACATCTATACTGCAAATAGCATACTGTCATATCTGCAGGATGTTAAGAATTTCAAGGGCTTTAGCAATATGGAGATTAGAGCTCGCCTGGAAGACATGGGAGCAGAAAAATGGGGAAGTGTCTGGAGAATCCCTGTAGCAAAGATTCCAAAGAATGAGGATAAGAAGATGATAGACCTGGGTGATATGAGCACAGGCGAAGGAGAAAGCAATGACTTCTAACAAAGAATTTCATATTTATTTAGCCAGTGCTGGAACGGGTAAAACACATACACTTATGAATATCGTCGAGCAACATCTTGCGAATGGTATAGACCCTCGGCGAGTAGCTTTTGTAACATTCACTAAAGCAGGTGCAACTGTTGCACAGGTTCGAGCTGCTGAAAGATTCGGACTGCCACTTCAGCAATTACCTCACTTCAGAACTATTCATAGCATGGCTTTCAGAGGTGTCGGAGCATCACGAGATAGCATGATGAACTATGAAAGGTATAAGAAGTTTGGAGAATTAGCAGAATATGATTTTGGTAAGCTTCAGTTGAATACATCAGAGGGCGTAGATTGGAGCAAAAATTCTGACCATAGATTGTTAGTATTGGAGCAGTTGTACAGACAGAATCGCGAGTATGCAGACCGTATTATGGAAGACCGTGTTGCATATTCAGATTTAGTAAACTTCATGGTCAGATATAAGCAGTTCAAGCAGACAAATGGATATACAGATTTCACTGACCTGCTTGAGCTGTATTTACAGGGTGGAGTACAAGAGGATGTAGATGTAGTTTGCTTGGACGAGATGCAGGACTCGAGTCCATTACAATGGCAAGTGGTATTTCAAGCATTTAAGAATGCTAGATATTGGTATGTAGCTGCAGACCAGAAGCAGTGTATTTATGGATTCAATGGAGCTGACCCTACAAAGATTTTGAAGCTGAAAGGTGTTCAGCATAGATTGGATGTAAGTCACCGAGTACCTCAGAGACTGCTGGTATTCAGTGAATATATTGCTTCTTTGCTGAGTGTGCAAGATGGAGTACATTGTACAAGTACTCGTGAAGGTGGCGATTTAAAGTATATTGTTGACTTGAATGAATTGATTGATGAGTTCAAGCCCGATGAAAGCTATCTGTTTTTGGCTCGCAATAGAAAGTTCTTTAAGATATTTGAGGATTGGTGTAAGGAGCAGTGCTTGCCATATACTGAAGACAAGGGAAATGATTTTCCTAGTATGGCAGACAAAGTAAATTGGCGAGACGGTAGATTGGAGGAGATAGAGCCTGAGACAAGGCTCATATTAAAAGATTATGAAAAGAGAGGAACATTGTATAGAAGCTCAAACATCAGAATCAGTACCATACACGGAGTTAAGGGAGACGAAGCAGACAATGTTGTATTACTTTCTGATGTATCACGACTGGTTCAGCAAGGTATGTCCGTTGATGAAGACGCCGAACATAGAGTCTTCTATGTTGCCGTTACCCGTGCTAAACGGAGACTCTATATCGTTCAGCCAAAGACAAGATATTATTACCCATACATATTCTAAGGTGAGGAGGTAGAAAGATGGGAATGGGAAAGGTAGTAAGCAGTGAATGGGAGGCGACAGCAAGTGGTCTGTTAATTCCTGCACCGCCAAGAGTCTTTCAACGCAATCAATTAGTTGCATGGAGGAAGTATTTTGGAGACAGAGCTCAGCTATACGAGTGGGCAAAGGGACAGCATTGGAGTCCTTCCGATGGCAAGATTTATGCGGCTATGGATATTGAGACAGATGACCCCTATATCAATGATTTCGGTCCTGGGTCTATTCGCAGTCTTGGTACTATTCTTGGTGTTGGTGTTTACTGTCCTCAGTTGGGTATTGAAGATTATTTGGAGTATACTGACCCGAGAGTTAAAAATCTTATTGAAGACCCGAATGTAGTACTGATATTCCATAATGCTGTCTACGACCTTGATTGGCTTTGTTGCTGGGATAAGACAATGTACAAGTGCCAAGCGCGCATTGAGGATACCATGACAAGACAGGCTTTGATAGATACTTATTCACCTTCTTTCAAATTGGATTACTGTTGTAAATTGTTTGGATTAGAAGGCAAGAATAAGAATGATACGATTGAAGCATGGTGGGAAGAGCACACAGGAAAGCCAGGTAAGCAGGCTATTAAGAATTTGAAATCAATTCCACGAGAGATTGTAGGAAAGTATTGTAAGCAGGATGCCAAAGCAACCTATTACTTGTTTATGGCTCAGCAACCTGTTCTTGAAAAAGAAGAGTTAACTCATGCGAATGACATTGAGTGTAAGTTGTATCCGTGGTTGCTTGCAACACGCAAGAATGGTATTCGTATTGATAATATTGCAAGGGAGAAGCTGAGCAATGATGTTACTGCAGAATGTGAGCAGTATGAGCAAGATTTCCGTGAGAAGTATGGAGATGTGAATATTTCAAGTAACAAGCAGTTGCAAGGTTTGTGGACACGCCTAGGTCTGCCTTTTGAGTATAACAAAGAGGGCAATATATCATTCGGATATGACCAGATGCTTGAGTTCCTCAATGGAGGAGACCAGCTTAATATGACTGATGCTCAGAAGGAGGTAGCTCATGCAGTTGCAAAAGACATCTTGCAAATCAGAGAGTATAGAAAGCTGCTCGATACATTCGTGGACGGACAGTTCGTCGATATGCAATTTAATGGGCGAATCTATACCAATTTATACCCCTCCAAGCGAGACGGCTCGGGTGGTACTGTCACTGGGCGTTTCAGTAGTGCCAATCCCAATCTTCAGCAAGTACCAGCCCATAGTGAATGGGGAAAGCAGACCCGAAGTATCTTTATCCCTGAAGAAGGATGCTATTTAGGCGCATTTGACTACAAGCAGATTGAGTATCGTTTGTTTACGCATTTTGCTCAGGGTGAAGAAGGTAAAGCCGCACAGAAGCTGTACCATGAGAATCCAGCTTTGGACTATCACGAAATGGGTCAGCGGATGATGGGCTGGTGGTATCCCGACGACGAATGGGCTAACAAGGAAGCACGCCACATGATGAAACGACTTTCCTTCGGTAACTTATATGGCTTGAAAGCAAAAACATTTAGCGAGCATTTCAAGTGGGACTTGCTCAAGAGTCACCCTGACTGTAAGCAGTCAGATTTGCTTCAGTTGGCAGAGAATTTGCAGAGTGAGTATCAGAGAAAAGTTCCTTTTATTAAAGTAACCAATGAAGCCATTATGAAAGTTGGACAGAGAAGGGGATATGTTAAAACATTAAGTGGCAAACGCCAGCGAATGCCTCCGAATCCAAGTAAAGGTGGAGATGATGCTTACAAGCTGATTAACTATCTTGTACAGGGTTCTGCGGGAGATGTATTTAAGAAAGGTGTTTGTGTAGATGCTTGGAACGCAGGCGTATTCGATGTTCTAATACCTCATCTGATGGTACATGATGAAATGGTATTCAGCATTCCTCAGACTAAAGAGGGATATGAAGCCTGCGTGGAATTGAAAGAGTGCATGGCAAATGCGTATCCTTTGAAAGTACCGCTAGGTGTAGATACTGAGATAGGACCTGACTGGGGTCACTGTAACGAAGAGAATTGGGAGGAGTTTGAAGAGCATATAGTTAAAGAGGAGGATATATGACACAAAGTGCAATCGTAAGAAGGTACGAAGGAGTTCAAACCTTTCTT